ATATTTGAAGGAATGATAACTGCATACGCAAGGGTAGGTCATTTTCTTGAAAATTTGGAGCGTGATACGGATTGACGGTTAAAGATTATTTATATTCGGTCAGGGTTTCAGACAAGTTAATCAAAACGAAAGAACACGAGCTGTCGAAACTTAGGCTGAATATTGCACAGGTATCAGTTAAGCAGAACGAGCCTGTTAAGACATCAGGAGTGAATGACCCTATGCGGATTGTTGACAGGATTGCAGACCTTCAGGCTGAAATCAATCGGGAAATTGACAATCTTGTGCGGTTGAAAACTGAAATCCGCAGTAAAATCAACGCACTTGACGATTACCGTTACATTGCAATTTTGACCGAGTATTACATAAATTGTCAGAGGTGGGAGGATATTGCCGAGAGTATGGAAATGAGCGTAAGGCATACCCTGAGATTGCACGGCGAAGCGTTACAGGCGTTCCGAAAAAAGTTCGATTTCTCGTAAAATTATTTTGAAATGTCATTGAATGTCACCCTTACCCTGCGTATAATGGTATTATGAAAGTTTGACAAACAGGACATATGTAGAACTCTCCTAAGTTAAAAAAATCGCACAGACCGCTCATAGTTCCAGCTGTGGGCGGTTTTGTGTTGTGAGGGAAACACTTGAATATGTAAAATTCAATTGATATAATGATATTGACGCAGGGGATAGTTTAAATAGGAAAACAGTTTTTACAGATTTCGGTGCAACTCCGGAAACCTGTGTTTAAAGACAGTACAGAAATGTGCTGTCTTTTCTTTTGCTGATTTTTAGAATTTTTAATAAAGAGAGGTGGTGACGGTGGCAAAGGGAAAGTATGAAAAATGGCTTAAAAAAGAAAATTTATTACTGCTTGAGGGTTGGGCAAGGGACGGTCTGACCGATGAACAGATTGCTAAGAATATGGGCATTACCGCAAAGACCTTGTGGGAATGGAAAAAGCGTTATGGTAATATTTGTAATGCCCTAAAAAAGGGCAAAGAGGTTGTCGATTATCAGGTTGAAAATGCTTTGTTATCCTCTGCTCTTGACGGCAACACCACGGCGCAGATATTTTGGCTGAAAAACCGCCGTCCCGACAAGTGGCGAGATAAGCAGAAGGACGAGGCGGACACAACCGCACTTGAAAAGCTCGACAACATTCTTGACGAAATCAGAGAGGACGCAAAAAGGAGTGTAAAGGACAATGCCGTACACGAGTAAGCAAAAGGAATACATAGCAAACGCAACACATCGTTGGAACATTAAAAGCGGTGCCGTTCGTTCGGGCAAAAGCTTTGTTGATGTCACCTGTATTGTTCCTATGCGTATCCGTGAAAGAATAGGCAGGGACGGCTTGTGCTTTATCATAGGCGTATCAAAGGAAACAATCGAGCGAAATGTTTTACAGCCTATGCGTGAGCGTTACTCTTCCGACATTGTGGGTACAATCAACAGCCGAAATATTGCAAAGGTATGCGGTGAAGATGTCTATTGCCTCGGTGCGGAAAAGGTCAGTCAGGTTGCAAAAATTCAGGGTGCGTCTGCAAAGTATATATACGGTGATGAGGTTGCAAAGTGGAACGAAGATGTTTTCAATATGCTGAAATCCCGACTTGACAAGCCGTATTCCTGCTTTGACGGCAGTTTAAACCCCGAACACCCAACGCACTGGCTCAAGAAATTCATAGACAGTGATGCAGATATTTATTTGCAGGAATACACGATTTTTGATAACAAATTTTTATCAGAGGAGTTTGTAAAAAATCTCTGCAATGAGTACGAGGGTACTATTTTTTATGACCGCCTTATTCTCGGCAAGTGGGTGCGTGCTGAGGGTGCGATTTACCGCAGATTTGCCGACAATCCAAAAGACTTTTGCTGTCAGATTGTCGATGAAATAAATCCCGATGTGCCGATAAGGCAGTTTTTAAAATCTCAACTTTGGGATATAACAATCGGCATTGACTTTGGCGGTAACAAATCAGGACACGCCTTTGTTGCAACGGCAAAAACAAAAAATTACGGAAATCTTATTGCTTTGAAGAGCAAAAGATATTTCGGAGAATATGACAGTAACGATTTAGACAGGCTGGCAATTGAGTTTGCCCAGTCTGTTTTTGATTTATGCGGAAAGGTTGATTTTGTCTATTGGGATAATGCCGAAACCGTACTTGGCAGAGGTATTAAAAGAGCCTTTGAAAAGACTTTTCCCGAAACAATTGTCAGACCTGCAAGGAAATGTCCCATACAAGACCGTATTCGCTGTACGCTCCGACTTATGGGCTCGGGCAGGTTCTTTTGTTCCGACGGTTGCGAAACGCTTAAAACGGCTTTTTGTGAGGCTGTGTGGAATGATAAAAAACTTGACGATGAACGGCTTGATGACGGTTCAACAGATATCGACAGCCTTGACAGCTTTGAATACACATTTGAAAGGGATATGAAACGGTTTATAAAGGCGGTGTGAAATGGGACTTATAGATTTTTTGAAAGGAGTGTGGAGGCGAATGTTTCCGCTTGAAAATATTCGGCAGGCGCTTAATTTACGGCTTGCGATTACAGCAGAAATGCAAAAGGCTATCGGCATATGGCAAAACTGCTATGTTGGCAAAGCTCCGTGGCTTGATGAAAATGTCATCAGTTTGAGACTTGAGCAGTCAATCACAAGGGAGTTTGCTAACATTACGCTTAACGAAATGACGGTGAACATCTCAAATGAAACGCTGTCAAAATTGTTTGAAACTGCAACCGAGGAGCTTAATTCGGAGTTACAATCAGGTCTTGCAACAGGTGCAATGGTTATCAAGCCTTTGGGCGGTGACAGGGTGCAATATATCTCGGCAAATGCTTTTGTGCCGATTGAGTTTGACACAAAGCACAGGCTTGTAAAGGTCATCTTCCCCGAATTTAAGAAAATCGGTGACAACTACTACACAAGACTTGAATTTCACAGCCTTGACAAGGATAAAGGCTTGACAATTACGAATACGGCTTATCGCTCGGCATCTCCCGAAGTTCTCGGAACGGAAATTCCCCTCGGTGTGATTGAGGAATGGGCAGAGTTACCGCCTGCGGTCACATACCCCGATATGAAAAGACCTGCGTTCGGTTATTTCAGAGTGCCGATTAAAAACACGGTTGACGGCTCATCATGCGGTATGTCGATTTTTGACAGCGGACTTGAAATCATTCAGAAAGCCGATATGCAGTTCGGACGGCTTGACTGGGAATTTGAAAGCGGTGAGCGTGCGATTCATGTTGATTCTGCCGCATTAAAGGACGGCAAAGCCGACAGACTTAACAGGCGTTTGTACCGTGCCGTTGATGTGGATTTGGGCGACGAAGAACTGTTCAAGGACTTTTCGCCTGCGTTCCGACAGTCCGATATTACGGACGGCTTGAATACATATCTGCGTATGATTGAATTTGCGGTCGGTCTTGCATACGGTGACCTTTCAAACCCCGAAACAGTCGCAAAGACTGCTACGGAGATTAAGTCGGCAAAGGACAGGAAGTACAACACCGTCACGGCAATTCAGAAGCAACTTCGCTATTGCCTTGATGACTTGGTGTATGCTCTTGCCTTTTACAATTCGCTGACAACAAGCGGTTATTCGTTTGTATGCGATTTCAAGGACAGTATTCTGACCGATGAAGAAACCGAACGCAAGCAGGATATTCAGGACTTGAACCTTGGTATTATGCGACCTGAAGAATATCGGGCAAAGTGGTATGGAGAGGACGAACAGACGGCAAAGAAAAATCTTCCGCAGCCCTCTGAGGTTATGCAGTAATGTTTACCCCGTCAGAGATTGAGGCTTTGCCCTCGGCTATGGAACAGTTGTACCGCAGTTTACAGTTAAATATTATGTCCGATCTTACGGAGCGTTTGAAAGCTAACGGTGAGGAGATAACCTCTGCCGCCGATTGGCAGATAAACCGCTTGTATGAATTGGGCGTGAGTAAGGATGAAATAGACAGCCTTATTCAAAGCACGCTTAATGCGTCTGACGATGAAATCGACAGAATCTATGACGAAGTCGTGAAATCGGGATATGCAAGAAACGAGGAGCTTTATACAGGCAAGGGCAAAGAGTATATTCCTTATGCAGAAAATAAACAGTTGCAACAACTTGTAAAGGCAGTCAAAAATCAGACGAAATTGGAGTACAGGAACATTACAGGCTCACTCGGATTTGCCGTGAGAAATGCCGACAATACGCTGTCATTTACTCCGCTTGCGGACTTTTACCAACGCACTCTTGACAACGGACTTATGCAGATTGCAAGCGGTGCGGTTGATTATAACACAGTCCTTAAAAAAGCGGTTAAAGCTATGACCGACAGCGGATTGCGTACCGTTGATTATGCAAGCGGTTGGAGCAATCGTGTTGATGTGGCGGCACGCAGGGCGTTGATGACAGGTTTTAATCAGGTTGTTGCAAAGGTCAACGAGGACAACGCCGAACAGCTTGGCACGGAATATTTCGAGGTCAGCTATCACCGTGGTGCAAGACCGACACATCAGGTGTGGCAGGGCAGAGTGTACAGCAAAAAGGAGCTTGAAACAGTATGTGGATTGGGAACGGTCACAGGTCTTTGCGGTGCGAACTGCTACCACAGCTATTCGCCGTTCATCAAGGGCATTGATACCCCGACATACAGCGAAGAAGAACTTGACCGTATGAACGAGAAAGAGAACACGCCGAAAGAGTATAACGGCAAAGAGTACACGGCATATGAAGCACAGCAGAGGCAAAGACGGCTTGAAACCGCAATGCGTGCCGACCGTCAGCAGATTGAATTGCTCACACAGGGCGGTGCCGATGACGACACAATCACAGGCACAAAGGCAAAATACTTTCAGCGACAGGATGAATATGTAAAGTTTTCCAAAGCAATGAACCTCCCTCAGCAATGGGAAAGAATAACCATTGACGGCAAAAATGCTTTAGGCTCAAAACTCCCGAAAAAAGCAGGGAGTGTCAACAAGATTTCAAGTGAAGCAGTTGCAAAATCTAAAAAAGGTGATATACTAAAAGAGGATAGCAAGGAACCTATCACTCCTATAACGGATAATACTATCAACCGTGTTCGGAAAGTTAATGTTGACGGATATACGGATGAGCAGTGCATTGAAATTCAAAAACAACATAAAGACCTTTTGAAATTTGCAAAAGAACACAACGGGGGTAATGAAGTTGCTTTTGTATTTAAAAGTGATTTGTCAGAAATGACTACTGAAAAACCAATTAAAGGTACTGATAAGGAAATAAATTTTGGTTCGGCTCTTCACGGAAAAGATTTATTTGTTATGCATAATCATCCAAGAAATAGTAGCGTTTCATTCGATGATTTAGTTGAGTTTATCGGAAGTGAATCCATAAAAACTATATCTGTTGTGAAGAACAACGGCGGAGTAGAGGTTTTAATTAAAAAGAATTCATATGACAAGTTGGACTTACTTACCAATCTTGATAGGTTAAGAAGAAAAAATGTTAAGAGTAAGAATAAAAAACAATCTGATGCTGAATTTAGAAAGGTTGTTAGAAAATTTATTAGCAAATACGAAGCAGAGGAGATATTAAAATGGATAAAATAAATCATTCTTTGGATGGCTCAAATGAATCAGCCGTTAAAAAATTAGAACAGATGATTGAAGAAGAAAAGGCAAAGAAAAAAAGTACAGACAGTAAATCAGACTAACCGCTCCGTAAAAAGGGCGGTTTTGTTATTTTAACTTGCCCGTAAAGGCTTGCAATTCGTAAAAACGGCTTGTTTACGGCATTGTTTAACTTGCCTGCAACTTGCCGTAACAAAATTTAACACATCAAATCAGCACTTTGAGAAATCAGAGTGCTTTTTTATTATTAATCAAAGAAAGGTTTGATACTATGAGAAAAAGAATTTTAGCAATTGTACTTATGGTGGTTATGATTGCAACAACCGTACTGGTTACTGTGGGCTGTACCGAGGCAACGCAGGTATCGTACAATGTTTCGCAGGAGGCAGACAATTTCAATGTGATACGCAGGCTTACGGTTATTAACACAAGAACCGATAAGCCGTCATTTGAACTTGTTGCCGCTTTTTCATTACAGGTCGATAATGACGATAACCAAATTGAGGTTGTCTGCGAAACGGGCAAGGGTGAATACAAAAAGCATATCATAGGTCTTAATGATGAAACTATGTATGTTGTAGAGGACATAAGCGGTGCAGAAGTGGACAAATACCGTTATGAAATTAACTTCCTGCCTAAACAGATTTTGCCGATTACATTTAAGAGTAAAGATTAACAGTTAAACCCGTCGATTTCGACCAGTTTAGAAAGGTGGTGACAGAATGAAAATCAGAGTAACAACAGCATTTAATGATAAACAGAACGGCTATGTAACCCGACCTGTGAATGAAGTTTTTGAATGTTCTGATGAACGAGCCAAACAGCTCATTGACGGCGGCTTTGCAGTTGAAGTTAAACCAAACGCTACGGAAAATAAACCAAACGCTCCTAAAAAGCTGAGAACAAAGAAAACAGAATCAGCAGATTAAGCACTTTACGAATATGTAAGGTGCTTTTATTTTACCCTGCCGTAGGTTGTAACGGCTGAATTTCTACCGCAGGCAAAGCGGAATACAAGCTATGCAGAAAGGATTTACTATGAAGAATATACACACACTTCTCTCCGAAATCGGCTTTACAGTTCCCGAAGATAAAAAGGTAGACTTTGAAAAAGCCTTTGCGGATAATTACAAAACCGTGTCAGAGGTTGAAAAGCTACGCACATCAAGGGACAACTACAAGTCACAGCTTGAAACTGCACAGACTGCACTCAAAAAGTTTGAGGGTGTCAATGTGGACGAGCTCAAGGGCGAAATCGAAAAGCTCAACGGCGAACTTGAAACAAAGGAAAACGAGTATCAGATAAAAATCGCCGATATGGAGTTTAACTCTGTTCTTGACACCGCTGTTTCAAAGAGCGGTGCGAAAAATGCAAAGGCTGTCAAGGCTCTGCTTGACCTTGAAAACCTGAAAACATCTAAAAATCAGGCAGATGACATCAAAAAGGCTCTCGAACAGGTTAAGTCCGAAAACGGCTATATGTTCGGTTCTGACGAGCCTTTTCAGAATCCTGTCGGTGCAACCAATACAGGTAACGGCGGTACAGGCTCAAATCCGCTTGCGTCAATGCGTGCGGCTATGGGACTTTCTGCCGAAAAGAAATAATTTTATTAAATCTATGAGGTGATTTTATTATGGCAAACACAATTGCACTTTTTAAACAGTACACAGCGTTGCTTGATGAGGTCTATAAGCAGTCGGCACTCACGAGCAAAATTGACGGTGCGTCAGACCTTGCAACACAGGGCGCTAACGCAAACGAGCTTATCATTCCGATGCTCACAATGGACGGTCTTGCAGACTACTCACGCAATAGCGGTTATGTTGACGGTGATGTTGAGCTTACGAACGAAACTGTGAAATGTAACTTTGACCGTGGCAGAATGTTCACGGTTGACACAATGGATAATGCAGAAACGGCAGGCATTGCATTCGGCAGACTTTCGGGCGAGTTTATCCGCACAAAGGTTGTTCCCGAGCTTGACGCTTTCCGCTTTGCAAAGTATGCCGGTACAAGCGGTATTTCTTCCGTGAGTGCAACTCTCACAACAGGCGAAGAGGTTGTAAAGGCTCTCCGCACAGCCTCAACAAAAATGGACGAGGACGAAGTTCCTTTCGAGAACAGACACCTTTTCATCACATCACCGCTTTACGGTCTTGTGCAGGACCTTGACACAACAAAGTCAAGGGAGGTTCTCAGCCGTTTTGCAGATACCACACTTGTGCCGCAGTCAAGATTCTATACAGCAATTGAACAGCTTGACGGCACATCCTCAAGCAAGGAAAAGGGCGGTTACAAAAAGGCGACTTCGGGCAAGAATATCAACTTTATGATTATTCACGGCTCTGCTCCGATTCAGTTCACAAAGCACCTTGACACAAAGGTTATTGAGCCGTCAGTTAATCAGAGTTCTGACGGTTGGAAGTTTGGTTATCGTATGGTCGGTATTGCCGATGTTTACGAGAATAAAAAGGCAGGTATCTACTGCCATTCAGCCGTAGAGGCTTAAAGGAGTGTTACTATGACCGCTTATGCCGATGAAGGCTATTACATCTCTGAATATCTCTGTGGCAGAAAGGCGGTCATTGTTTCCGCCTTTGATTATTATGCACGCTCTGCAACCCTGCTCATTAAGGCATACACAGGCGAAAATGTTGACGGGAACAATATTCCCGAAAGCGTAAAACTCTGCTGTTGTGAGCTTGCGGAGCTTGTATATAATGATGAAAAGCAGTCCGCAAATTCAGGAATTTCATCTGCAAGCGTCGGTGATGAATCCGTAAGCTATGTGTCCGAAGAAGAGCGTAAAACCGCCCATAAAAAGGCTGTCAGACACACAATTTACAAGTATCTTGCCGACACCGATTTGCTGTACAGAGGTGGTCGCAGATGATTATTACCCCTGAAAGCTCCTGCACAATTTACAGATTCAACGGCTCGGGTTATGACCGTTATTTCATCCCCGAATGTCATTGGCAGGAGAACAAGGCTCGCAATGTGCTTAAAAGCGGAATGCAGAACGCTGACAGCGTGACGGTGTATATCCCGATTGAATCCGCAGGACTTTTGCCCGGCTTTTTAAAGCCAAGCGAAAACCTTTTTGCAGGTCAGCTATGCACCCCTCAGAACAGCGCACAGGACATTATTATTAAGGGCGAGAGTAATTTTACCTTTGATAATTCAAACCCTCAGAGCGTGTCACAGAGCCTTAAAACGCTAAAGCAAAAACACAGGTGCTATGCGGTTATGTCGATTGATGAAAAGCTCTACGGCGTAACCGATTTACAGCACATCAAAATTTCGGCGAGGTGATTGCATGAAGATTGTTCAACCGCCCGATTTTGTCATCAAGTCAAAAAACGGTACAGCAGGTTTCCTCTGGGATAAAAAGTTTGCAGTCCGCAAAAATGCCGATGTGTTAAAGGTGCAAAAATATGTTGACAGCACGGTTTTACGATTAATGAAACCCTATACACCGTTCAGAAACGGCGTGCTTGAAAAATCGGCAACCCTCTCAACGGTTATAGGCTCGGGCGAAATTCATCAGAACACACCGTATGCGAGGTATCTCTACTACGGCAAGGTTTACGGTCCCAATATCCCGATTAAGGAAAACGGTGTTATTGTGGGCTATTTCAGCCCTAAAGGACAGAAGAAACACCCCACAGGCAAAATGCTTGTTTATTCTCGGGCAAAGCACCCGCTTGCCGGCAAGATGTGGTTTGAACGAATGAAAGCCGATCGTAAAAAAGAGATTTTACAGGGTGCTGCCAAAGTGGCAGGAGGTACGGCAAAATGAACATAATTGAGCTTATGCGGAGCATTGTGATGAGCTTTCCAAAGCTGAACGATGTTCTGCATATCGACTACACAACCCCCGACACCGACAGCTACGGCTTATCTCCGACAGGCGACACACTGATTAAATCCGATGTTCTCGGCAATCAGGAGCGACAGCACACATTCATCTTGTACGCTGTTTATCAGTCGGTTAATGACTATGACCGCCTTGCCAACAGCGGACTTATTAACGAGTTACAGCTGTGGCTTGAAAAGCAGGCAAACGGGCAAACGCTGACCGTAACGATTGGCAACAATGAGCTTGCAGGTACGCTCACAAAAATAACCTGTTCAAACGGTATGCTTTATGACATACCCGACAGCAATTTAATCGGTAATGTAATGTATCAGTTACAGATTACCGCAGATTACAAAATCGAAAGTGAGGAATTTTAATTATGGCAACAACACCCGATATCGGTAAACTCAAAAGAAGCTACCTAATGCACTTTATTGACGCTTCGTTCGGCACAGGCGAAAGTCCTAAGTGGTTTTTGATTGGTCGTGACATCGAGGATATGTCGGTTGAACTTAACCCCGACACAGAAACAGTCAAGAACATTCTTGATGAAACCGTTGTAAACGATAACGGCTATGAACCGTCAATTGACGCAGACACTTATTATGCAAACACAGGCGATGCAATCTACGAAAAGATTAAGGATATTGCAATGAACCGCCTTACAGGTGACGATTGCAAGACTGCAATTCTTGAAGTTCTTGTTGATAAGAAAACAGGTCCGTATGACGCTTGGACTGAAACCTGTATCGTAAAGCCACAGTCCTATGGCGGTGCTCAGGGCGGTGTGAACATTCCGTTCAATATTGCATTCAACGGCGACAGACAGCAGGGTACGGCTACAATTGAGAAGAAAGTGCCGACCTTTACCGCAACGGTTTAATCTTCGGGGAGGAATTGATTTATGCAGAAGCTTGTTTTTGACAGAGGTTACAAGGAGTATCAGATTGGCGATGACGAAAATGCAGTAATCCGTATCAACACCACGGATGTGGGCATTCTCGCAAGGCTTAACGAGGCAGTCAAGAATATTGAGCAGATTCAGAAGAAGTATGAAAACGCTGAAAAAGCTGAAAACACAGACGCAATTCAGCTTATCACCGAATGCGACAAGGACATCAGAGAGCAGATTAACTACATTTTCGGTTCGGATGTCTGCACGGTTGCCTTTGGCGAAATTAACTGTCTTTCACTTGTGGGCGGTAAGCCGATTTTTGAAAACTTTCTTGAAGTGCTTATTCCTGTTATGCAGGCGGATTTTGAATCGGCACAGAAAATTTCCGATGAGAAAGTCGGCAAATACACTTCACAGGTGAAAAAGTGATTGAATTACTGCCGAAAAGTCTTGAGGTTGACGGCAAAAGCTATGAAATCAATTCCGATTTTCGTGTTGCTCTGCTGATTTTCAAAGCCTATGCAGATGATGAACTGAACGATTTTGAAAAATGCCGAGTGTGTGTCGAGTGCCTTTACAAGGAAATTCCCGAAAATTATCAAAAGGCACTTGACAGGGCAACTTGGTATCTTGACGGCGGAGATATTCCGCAGGGCAAACAGCTCCCCGTTCGCGTGCTTGATTGGGAACAGGACGGACACATCATCTTCCCTGCTCTCAATAAGGTTGCAGGAGTGGAAACACGCACAGTCGATTATATGCATTGGTGGACTTTTCTCGGCTTGTTCAATGAAGTGGGTGACGGTTTGTTTACACAGGTGATTTCAATACGCACCAAAAAGGCAAAGCATAAGAAGCTCGACAAAACCGAACGGGATTTCTACAATGAACATAAAGAACTTATCGACCTAAAGCCCAAATTCACAGCAGAAGATAAAGAGGAACTTGACTTCATAAATTCGCTCGTGTAGTGTAGTATCTTATCACATATTGTTGACATTCTCTAAATGTTAGTGTATGATTAAATAAAAACTATATTGTTTTAACATTTAGGAGGATAAACAATGAAAAAACTCATAGCGTTAGCATTAACCGCAGTTTTTGCAGTATCGCTTGTTGGCTGCGGTACAACAGCGGAAAGCAGTTCAAACACCGATATAAAGGTTGAAACCACTGAACCTGTGACGACAGAAATTCCCACAACGGTGCAAGAAACAACAAAGGCAGAGTACGATTTAGCTATCGAAAACACCTTAAAAGATATTAAATACTGTACTCCGTCACAGTTTGAAACAAAAGGTACAAGCGGATTGATTTTTAATCACAAAAGTCCAGAAAATGATAATCTTCTTGTAAGTTATACGGAATTGAGTGACGATATTCTTTTATATACCGAATCGCAGGCTAATGAACTTTTAGATAGTATTGTGGAGGGAATGAAAGGTGATAGGGACTTTGAATTATCCAGCAAAAAATATTTAGAAATAGCATCGTGTTATGGAATAGAATTTTCGTATAAAATGGAAGGTGTATATGCACACACTTATGCTTTTTTATGGAATGACGGTGCATACAATTTTTCTTATTCCTCAACCGAGCCTATTTCAGAGGAAGATGAAACTCTGTTATCGGCAATAATTGATTCAATAGTATTACAATAACAAAAAAAGCCACTCCAAACGGGGTGGCTGTTCTTTTGCAAAATTTTATTAGCGTACATCATAACGGTGTGCGCTGTTTTTATGCCCATTTTTAAATGAAAGGATGTGAAAATATGGCGGTTGACGGTTATCTGAATTTTGACACGAAACTTGATACATCGGGTTTTAACGGTGGTTTGGCACAGGTTAATACTACTGTTACCAAATCAATCGAAAAGGTAAAAAATCAGCTTAAGACCTTTGCAAAGATTGCCGCTGTTGCTTTCAGCACTTATGCAATTACAAATTTCGGCAAAGAGTGTATTGAGCTTGGTTCTGACCTTGCAGAGGTGCAGAATGTTGTCGATGTTACTTTTCCGGCAATGACCAAACAGGTTGACAAGTGGGCAAAAAGTGCAGCTAATTCTTTTGGTTTGTCCGAAACAATGGCAAAGCGGTATGTCGGTACTTTCGGCTCAATGGCTGAGGCTTTCGGTTTTACAGAGAAAGAAGCCTATGATATGTCGACCACGCTGACAGGACTTGCAGGCGATGTCGCTTCATTTTACAACATCAGACAGGACGAAGCTTACACAAAACTTAAATCTGTATTTTCGGGCGAAACCGAAACTTTAAAAGATTTAGGCATCGTAATGACGCAGACCGCACTTGATAGCTATGCTCTTGCAAACGGTTACGGCAAAACCACAGCCAAAATGACCGAAGCCGAAAAAGTAACATTGCGTTACAAGTTTGTTCAAGACCAGCTCGCCAATGCGACGGGTGACTTTGTTCGAATGCAGGACAGTTGGGCGAATCAGACAAGAATTTTACAGCTCCGACTTGACAGCCTGAAAGCAACACTCGGTCAGGGACTTATCAATGTGTTTTCTCCGCTGTTGAAAAATCTTAATTCTTTTATCGAAAAATTAGATGTTGCAACGGAAAAATTCAAAAGCTTTACGGAACAGGTTTTCGGCTATTCATCTGCAACCGACAATTCCGCAAATTCCGCAAGCTCTGAAATGACAGACCTCGCCGATGAAACAAAGAGTGCAAACTCTGCACTTGCCACAACATCGAAAAAGACAAAGGAAATTAAAGACAATCTTCAGGGCTTTGACAGGCTCAATGTGATGAGCCTTGACAACAGCTCTTCAGATGACAGCACAGCAGTAAACAGCCCCACAAAGAAATCTTCTAAAGCCGCAGTCAACGCACTTGATACTGCCGCAACAGCGATTGAAAAGCGTACAAACAAGGTTTTTGACAGTATTAAAAGAGCCTTGAATAATCTGAAAAATGTTTTTGTTTCAATCGGTGAATCGTGGAAGAGGGTGTGGAAAAACGGCACAGGCGAAAAGATTATCGGAAACATCAAACAGCTTTTGAAAAATGTTTTTGATATCATCGGCGATATTTCGGGAGCGTTTACAAAGGCTTGGAATAAGGCTGGACTTGGTGACGCAGTTGTTCAATCCATTACCGACAAATGGAACAGCTTGCTTGAACTTGTAAACACGATTGCAGAGGATTTCCGCAAGGTTTGGAATAACGGCACGGGTGAGAGAATTTGGACTAATATTCTGAATATCATCAAAAACTGCAACAACTACACCAAAACTCTGCGGACTAAAATCAAACAGGCTTGGGACAAAAACGAATCGGGCAAAAAGATTTGGGAAGCAATCCTTGGCATTGTTGAAGATATCACGAGCTTTTTGAGCGATATGTCAGAGATTCGCCTTGAATGGCTTGAAAGTCTTGATTTGTCACCGCTCGTATCAGCCGTTGCCGACCTCGGACAGGCATTCAGAGATTTGCTCAAAGCCTGCGGGGATAAACTGAAACAGGCATACAAGAATATTCTTCTTCCGCTCACAAAGTGGGCGATTGAAGAAGCAGTCCCGAAACTTGTAGAAGCTCTTGCAGGAGCGTTGAAACTGTTGAGCCAAATAGTTAAATCTATCAGTGACAAAACCTTGTATGCTATTGCAGGCGGCATTACTGCAGTCGGTACAGCTGTTGTTGTTTTCAAGGCAGGACAGGCTATTGCAAGCGGAATTGATAAAGTCAAAAATGCTATAAAGTTATTTTTGACAACTGTTTCTGCAAATCCAATATTAGCCATTGCCGGTGCCATCACCGGACTTGTGACTGCAGTTACTGTATATAATCAGCTTGTTTGGAGTAATTCCGAAGCTAAAAAATTTGCCGATGAAATTGACGGTATAAAATCAAGGCTTGATGAAACAACACAAGGCATTGAGGATAATTTGTCAGACACTCTTGAACGAATGGACAGCTTGTATGCCGATAACACGCTTGTTGACAGTTACCAACAGAAACTTGATGAACTGTTACAGAAAGCTACACTTAGTCCGGAAGAGCAGGCGCAACTTGAAACCATTGTTACATATTTTAAAAACAATGTTGACGGTTTCAGCGATGTGTGGAATCAGTATGTTACGGTCAGTGCTGACGGCAAAGTACACTTAAATGGTGATTTAGCCGAGGTACAAAAGGTTATTGACAGTACAATTGATAAATACCAACAGCTTGCAAACAGTGCCGCATTGGCTGAATTATCTTCTGAAAACAGCAAAGAGCGAATTCTTGCGTCAAAAAAATATAGTAGTGCAAAATCGGATTATAACAATAAGAAAAAAGATCTTGAGAATGAACAAAAGAAACTGAAAAAGTGGCTCGAAAAAAACGGCAAAAGTATGCAGTCTCTTGAAAATTACTATTTTGGCGGTGGAGATAAAAACGATGCCTTGTGGAAAGAGGGTGTTGAATACTACGAGAATATTCAGAACAAAACAAAATCCCTTGACAGTGCTACAAGTTCGGTGAACAAAGCTGTTGCCGCTATGAACAAACTGACTATGACAGGTGATGACCTTACAGATGTACAAAAGGTTGTTAATGGCAACTATTCAGATGCCGCTGCTGTTCTTATGGCTTACAATGCAGGTCTTATCAGTACAACGGATGTTCAAAATTCGCAGTGGAAATCTTTGAACAATTTGCAAAAAGCCGCAAAAGATACAGGTAAAAACACGGTTCTCGGTCTTGTTGAGGGTACAGACGCATACAAAGGCGCACTTGTCACAAACAGTAACGGTCTTGCTTCTCTTGTCCTTTCAGAATATGATACCACGATGGGAATTCATTCCCCGTCAACAGAAATGTATGAAAGAGGCGGTTACACAGTGCAGGGACTTGCAAACGGTATCAGCGACAGAATATACGCCTTAAAAAATCCGCTTGCAAGAATGCTTAACTTTATTTCAACGCATATCAACCCGATTTCAAGCGTTTTCTCAAATGCTTTTGAGGGGATCAAGGGAGCTGTTAAAAAGCCTATGAACGGATTTTTAGGTGTTGTTCAAAACTTTCTCAACAACTTTATCGACCCATTTAACAGCCTCGGCAGTGCTATTTCAGGCGGAATGAGTACAGCGGCAAAGATTGCTTATGAAGCATTAGGGAGCGTAAACGGCAATGTCGGACTGCCTAACATTACAGTTCCCCGACTTGCCACAGGCACGGTTGTTCCGGCAAATTACGGTGAATTTCTTGCCGTACTCGGTGATAACAAGCGTGAGGCTGAGGTTGTTTCGCCGATTTCAACTATCAAACAGGCACTTATTGAGGCTATGGCAGAGATAGGCTCAACAGGTGACAGCGGTGACATTAACCTTACTGTAAATCTTGACGGTGAAGTGATTTTTAACGACATTGTAAAACGCAACAACGCAGTCAAAAAGCGTCACGGTGTCGGTGCGTTAGGTTAGGAGATGATGACATGGCAAATTTTAAAGGTTATTTAATAAGGTTCCCTAAGAGCGGTAAGCTGTTTCCGCACGAGCTTATTGCAAAGGATAACTACAACGGCACTCCGCTCCAGAGAACCGAAATCAAGGCATACCGTGACAGCAACAATCTTCTGCACCGAACAACTTCGCCGAATTACAAGTCGAAAATTGAGTTCACAACCGTTGATAAGCTCAGCCTTGCCGATATGCAGTCAATCCGCAGTGTGTTAAACAGCTCGTGGGATAACTCCCAACAGCGAAAACTCCGTGTTGAATATTGGGACGATGAACTTCTTACATACCGCACTATGACAGCCTATATGCCCGATATAACCTATCAGGTCAAGGCTATCACCAAGAACGATGTTAAGTACAATGCCGTGACTTTCACCTTCATTGAGTATTAAGGGGGTGAGTTATATGAAAAACGATATTACCGATTTATCCCTGAAACAGCAGATTATCAACAACCTGATTTCAAACAAACTTGAAATTGTATTCCCTGACGGCGAATTTGCAACAATCACCGAAACTAACATTGAAAGCGAAAGTATGAGCCTTAAACAGTCAATTTGCGATGAGAACAGGCTCAAATTCGGTGGTTGCATTGCCTCTGAATTTAAAATAACTCTGCTGAATACAACGAGCCGTACTTTTACACCTTCAAAGCTCAAAGGATGTTGGATAAGAATAAAACTTACACAGACTTATCCAAATAAATCTCAGTTGTATCCTGCTAAATACAATTATCCCACTACGAATATGTACCCTGACAGAAAAATTTTAACGCAGAGTTGGACACTCTTCAACGGTGTTATTGATTCCGCAACAGTTGATAAGAATGATTGTAACAAGATTTCTGTTACAGCATATGACCTTATTTCACAGTTGTATGATGAGGACGCAACAAATGAAATTCTCCGTTACTGGAACAATAATCAAGAGTTGACAGTATCGGAAGTCCTTTCTTTTATAACTGTTAAAATAAGAAGTTTAGTAGGAAAAATCAAAGGGTCAGACACTTACGATGTATGGGTTGCGTTTTATGCAGATGAAATATTAAACGAAACAATCAACACAGCTGAAAAACTAACAGTCGGAAATTTGAAATTGTATAACAAAGTGTGGAGAGATGATTCGGAGAAAATCACCTACGGTAAACTGTTTGCATTACTTGCCGAAATGCTCGGTGTGTTTGCAATGTGTAAACCGAGTGGCTCTCGAAAAGGCGGTTCATTTGAATTTGTCAAGCTTGAAACCGACACAACCAAAGCGGAAGTATACGATTTCTACGAAACATTTAATGCGAATGAAAAAGCAAGCGGTACATACGGAACAATTAGTTTTGCTGTCGGTGGCTCGTCCAGAATTGCAAAAGTAAGAAATTACAAGGTGTCGAACGGCAAAACCTATGACTTGACTGATAACATTCTTGTATGGCAGGAAAATGATAATCAGGGCAGTGCTTGGATACACAAGTTTGAAAACCTGTTTTCAGGCGATACAGGCAAGCGAATACATCATAAAAGCTATATGCCTATTGAGGTAACTCTTGACGGCAGAGTGTGGGTTGAGCCGGGCGATATGGTTAAGGTGAAGTACTATGTCACCGACGCTGACGGCAACTATGCCTATAACGCTGACGGCACTCCGCAGACCGCAACCGTGACATCATATGTGCTGTCAAGAGAGCTTACAGGCATACAGGCACTCACAGACAAAATCACAGCGAAAGGAGAATAATTTTGAACAAATACACACGAATGAACTGGGAGAACACTCCCTCAACAGCAACTCCGCTTAATGCCGACAACCTCAATCATATGGATGAGGGAATAGAGCAGGCAACAGACGGAGTGATTGCTGTTGAGGAAAATCTCAAAACCGCAACGGCAGATTTGACCGCAGTAGAATCAGAGGTCGAAACAGCAAGAGGGGAATATGAATCAGTCGGGGAAAGACTTGACAACCTTATCCCCGACGATGTCGGTGTTATAACAACCGACCATATGCAGGACGGAGCTGTCAAAACTCTTAAAATTGCGGATGCAGCGGTAACGCAGAGCAAGCTCTCTGCTGATCTAAAATCATCAATCAGCAGTATTGCAAACAAAGCAGATACCGCTGATGTCAACGCAAGTCTTGCTCTTAAAGCCGATAAGGCGACAACCCTTGACGGATACGGCATTACAGATGCATACACAAAAACTACGGTCAAGTCATTGCTTGCAGGCAAACTTGACGCAATGTCTTTTGACAGCGAGCCAACGCTCAACAGTCCTTGCTATCTGACAAGCGGAACGGTTTACAACGCTCTGCTTGTTAAAGCCGATAAAACAGCCTTGGCGACTAAATACGATTCGTCAAATGTTGAGGTCGGCAAAGGGGAGCTTACTCCTGCACAGGCTATTTATGACGGCTACAAGGGCAGTTTTAACTATTCAAAAATCGGCAAAACCGTGACGGTAGCACTTAACATCACAGCCCTTGTTGCAGGCAAAAACTATGTACAGTTTGCAGGGTTGCCATACACTGCTCTAACTGCAAGCAGACTGTCAAGCATTGTGGCGTATACAACTGCCAACAAGCTTGTTAATATTCGCCTTGACGGCTCGTGGCTGTACATAAACAGTCCCGGTACGACATTTGCAGAAGGCGAAAAAATCAACGCAATTATTACTTATATTATCGGCTAAGGAGGCTAATTATCGTGGAATTAAAGGAAAAAATCACTCTTGATATGCTGACAGCTGACAGCGTGTCGGTACTCAGACAGCAGTTTTTGAATTATAACGGAACTGAAATGCAGGTCGGCGAAAACATTCGCAACGCATATATGAACAGCAAATCGGGCAGAGAACAGCTCAAAACGGTGTTATCAGACGAATACTACAACGCAGTAATGTCAGTTTGGGGCGACAATTGCACCGTTGATGAGCCGACAGAAAGTGAGGTGTAAACAATGAAAGAAAATATTTTACAGGCTTTATTTGCCACTGTATGCGGTGCAATTGTCGCATATCTTAACATTTTACTTGTGCCGTTTGCGGTGATGATTGCGGTAATGATTATTGACTACATCACAGGAATGGCACAGGCATACATCAGTCACACGCTTAACAGCCGTGTCGGGGTAACTGGTATTATCAAAAAGGTAGGCTATATCGTAGCCGTAGCAGTCGGCATTGTTGCCGATTATCTCATCAGCTCGGCACTTGTCAACTGCGGAATTGACCTACAGATTAACTACTGTATCGGTATGATTGTAACGATTTGGTTTATCATCAACGAGTTAATTTCAATCCTTGAAAACCTCTCGGAAATCGGCATTCCGCTGCCGAAATTTTTGGTATCAATCGTTAAAAGGCTAAAGACAACAGTCGAAGTAAAAACAGATGAAAGCGAGGAATAATTATGAGTAATTCAAAACTTGTAAATTACACTAAATTATCGCCAAATCACAGCGGTAAACGCACACACAGTATTGACCGCATTACTCCGCATTGTGTTGTAGGTCAGTGTAGCGTTGAAACACTCGGCAACATCTTTATGAACACAGCTTGTGAGGCAAGCTGTAACTACGGAATCGGCTATGACGGCAGAGTGTTGCTTTGTGTTGATGAGGGCAATCGTTCTTGGTGTTCATCAAGCAATGCCAATGACCAGAGGGCGGTAACAATTGAATGTGCAAGCGATACAACCGCACCGTACACGATGAATAGCAAAGTATACAAGAAACTTGTTGACTTGTGTGTGGATATTTGCAAGCGTAACGGCAAAACTAAACTGCTTTGGCTCGGCAATGAAAGCAAGACTTTAAACTATTCGCCAAAATCAGGCGAAATGGTCTTGACTGTACATAGGTGGTTTGCAAATAAATCTTGCCCAGGTGACTGGCTCTATAACAGGCTTGGCAATCTTGCAGACGAAGTAACTGCACAGCTCGGCGGTAAAACATCAAATAAGGAGAATGAGGAAATGATTAAATACGGTTCACATAACACGGCTACACTTGCGTTTAAAAAGCAGTTGATTACACTTTATAACATGAAAATTATCAAGACTAAAGTTGATAATTCGGCTGGTTTTGGCAATGGCACCTTAAAGGCGGTCAAGGAAGTTCAGAAACTTGCCAAAATTACAGTTGACGGCATTGTCGGAGAAAAGACAATCAATGCTATCTATCATCTTATCAATGATTGCAATTGGGCTAAAGATAAAAAAATTGCCAACGCTAAAAAAGCACTTGGCTGATGTTAAATATTTCGCACCGTTGCAAATTTTATGTGGCGGTGCGAATATCATAAATGAAGAATTGGGGTGACGAAAATGGTAAATATATATCAAGGCAATTGTCTTGAAGTGCTGAGAACTTTGCCCGATAACAGCGTTGACCTGTTACTGACAGATCCGCCTTACGGAATTGATTATCAATCAGTGTGGCGTAAAGACAAAACGAAAAGAATGTCTAAAATCTTAAATGATAAAAAGCCATTTACAGATTTTATCCCATTGATAAAGTCCAAAATTGCAAAAACAGGAGGCATCTTATGTTTCACTCGTTGGGATGTTCAGCAGATTTTCATTGATGAGTTTATTCGTAACGGTTTAAAGCCAAAAAATGTTCTTATTTGGGACAAAAAAAGTCATAGTATGGGCAATCTTAAAAAGGCATTCGGCGGCAGATACGAGAGTATCATTTGGATACCGAACGATGATTTTAAATTCAAAAGTGGGCGACCACAGGACTTGATTTCCGTCCCAAGGGTGCCACCGCATAAGTTAATTCACCCGAACGAAAAGCCCGTTAAGCTCCTTGAATTTCTGATTGAAAAAACTACTTCACAAAACGCAACTGTCCTTGACTGCTTTATGGGTTCAGGCTCAACAGGAGTTGCCTGCATAAATACAAACCGCAATTTTATCGGTGTTGAGCTTGACAAAAAGTATTACAAAATTACTGAGGAAAGAATAAATTCAGCGATTAAACAAACTACATAACAAAATGACAAACACATAATTGCAAAAATATTCCCCTCATCCGCCGTAAAAGTGGGTGAGGGGAGTTTGTTATTTATGGATATTTTTAAGCTCTTTCAGAATAAGTCGCTCAAAGTATGGTTTCGGGTAGTTCGGGTTGTTATCGCTTTCCCAATTTTCCCAAGTGCGGTACGGCACTTCCATTATTTTTGCAATTTCTGCTCTGCTCAATCCTGTTGCAATTCTTGCCTCTTTAATTTTATTCATTATATGTTCTCCTAAATCTTATAAAATCACAAACAGTTTGCACAAGGACTATAACTGCATTTATGCCCAAGGCTATGCGAGCAACAACAAAGAATTTACTTGCCACACATACAATAATCAGGCACACAAGACTGAATAACCAAAAATTATTTTTCTTCATATTGCATTTTTCCTTTCATATTGATATAATAATATTATCCCCATAAGGGGGAGGGGCTTAAAGCCCCTCTTGATGTTACCACCATCTAATGGCTGTTATCAGAGCAGATAGGGCAAGTATCGCTTTGATTATTAATTCAACCATTTTGATGGTGGATTTTTTTGGCTTTTTCATTTCCTCACCCCCTTTCATTGTCTATATTATACACCTAATAGGTGTATTCGTCAAGCGCTTCTGCAAAAAAATTATAAAATTTTTATAAAATGGTTTACAAATTAAAGGGGAGGTGAATATCACAACTTTTTCCTGCCTTGCATTTGCAATGCATTTTTAGCTGATTTTCGTGTATTTCAGCGTATTTTAACATACAAAGGACATAAAAACAACCGCACCAAAAAGCTTGAAAACGGCTTTCTAATGCGGCTTTTCTTTGGCGTGCCAAAAGGGATTCGAACCCCCGACCTTTCGCTTAGGAGGCGAACGCTCTATCCAACTGAGCTATTGGCACATAACATAAATATTGTATATTATGGCTTTCAATTTGTCAAGAAAATAGAGCTTTTTTCTGTTATCATTAAATCTTGAAAAAATTCAAAAAAGGTGTTGACAAAAGTAAAACCTTGTGATAGAATAAGTCTTGCTGAAACGCTGAAAGGCAACATAAGTAAACGGAGAGGTGTCCGAGTGGTTTAAGGAGCTAGTCTTGAAAACTAGTGATCCCGCGAGGGACCAAGGGTTCGAATCCCTTCCTCTCCGCCATTTTATTTTATAGTGAATTTAAACTTCACACGGAGGATTACTCAAGTGGTGAAGAGGCTCCCCTGCTAAGGGAGTAGGTCGCTAACGCGGCGCGAGGGTTCAAATCCCTTGTCCTCCGCCAAGAAAAAAGCACTTGCGAAAGCAAGTGCTTTTTTCAGTGAAATAAATCCAAAAGGATTTGTGAAATACCTATCGGTGTGAAATATGGATTCTCCATGTGAAGTGCCTGACGGCGTGAAAGGATTTATTTTATTTCACTTTCTGCGTAAGCAGAAAATTTCACAATACAATAGTATTATTTCACATACGAAGTATATTTCACTTGTTTATATAATTAAAAGGGGTTCGTATGGCTGAATCAAAGCTTAGAGAATTATCAACAGATTTTGCTGTCAAAATTATCAAACTTTGTGATGATATAAAAGGACATTATTCTATCGTAAACCAACTTGAAAGATCGGCTACAAGTATCGGTGCAAATATCCGTGAGGCAAATTATGCTCACGGCAAACCTGATTTTATTTCCAAACTGCAAATTGCACTTAAAGAATGTTATGAAACTGAATATTGGTTAGAGCTATTTGTTAAATCTGAAATTATAAATCGTGAGAATACAATTGATTTATATAACCGGTGCGGCACTATTCGCAGAATATTGGTTGCATCTATTAATACTGCAAAAGAAAATTTAAAAAAGGAAAAGATTAATTCAAAATCAAAACCCAATCTTTCCGTATAA